AACATGGAGACCATATATCCTCATGAAGTTCTAAGTCTATCATGAAGCCTTTCATATCAAATATATCGCCAGTAGAAGTCAACAATGTTAATTCATCTATATTAACATCTCCTGGTTTTGTTATTTTTTCTTCAAATAACTGGGCGATTGCTGCTCCCGCTGCCCCTACTGCACTAATTTGTTTTGCCATATCTTATCACTATTTTACCAATTTTTTATATTGTTGAATTATATCACTTACGAATTTTTTATCTAATAAAAATATTTGTCTTTTATTATCATTTAATTCTGTTTCATAATCTATGTTTGTAACGGCTAAATAATCTCCGCTTGTTACTTTTGCTGCATCCCAATCAACAATAATGTCTGTATGATCTTTCATTACATAGTGATGAACATCTGAAATATTATTCTCTCCGTATTTGTCTTTAGAATATCTTACAACGTCTGCCTGTGATAAAGGCCATTCTCTTTTAACGTCTACAATATTATTACATAATAAGACAATCCAATGATATTTAACTGAACCATAATATTCATAAGCCACACTTTCTGGTGTTTCACCATCATTTAAATAAAAGTCTAAAAGATTTAATCTGTTTTCAAAATACTTATCTAAATGAACTCTACGAAAAATATCAGGGATTACTTTTTGAACTTGTTTTTTGTTTTTATCCTTGTATGGATAATATATTTTAGGTAATGATTCAAAATACATGTTATAACCCCTGTGATATTCTGTTTGCCGTTAGTGTTTCTAGTTCTGCAAATGATAGTTCCATTGTAATTTCAGTTGGTTTACCACCTGAATTTTGGAATGTTTGAAATGCTCCATCAGGACCATATGTAACTTTACAATTTTCTAATATACAAGATGATACTTTAGGCATGTTTGTATTTCTAGTAACAGATCCATCTTCGTTTCTATGTTCAAATTCTATTGAAAATTCTGAAGGATATATTAAGAACATATCAGTATCTGAAACCGTAGGGTGCATATGATATTTAAATAATTGTATAATCTGATCTACATTTTGGTATTCACCAGGATTCCTAGGTGCAAAACTATATGTAAATGAAAATTTTCTAAATCCTATACTCTTAAATAATTGTTCCTTAAATGGATTCATAACTTTTTTACTTGTTGCCTCAAATGCTGCTCCGGCATCCATGTTTATACCTGCCGCTTTAGGTATGTTAGCTGCTCCTCCTACTGTTCCTCTAATAACTGCCTCTGCACCTTCTCCAGATAAAAAGTCTCCTACTCCTGCTCTTCCTGTTGTAAGCATACCAGCCATTCCTAATTCTTCTTGATCCCAATTTGCTTGATATGCAGTAATTATAGATTGTGGAACGAAAAGTTGTATAGAGTCTAATAGTCTTACCGTTGTATTGTTTTCTGCTGCTAGTTTAGCTGCTCCATATCCTACACCTGCACCTACTAATGTTGTAGCTGCTTTACCTAAATTAGTGGCATCACCATCTAAAATTTTACCTGATTTGATAGCTGTTGCTGTTCCTATAGCTGCTGTTAATGCCGAAGCATTTGCTAATGCGTTTTCGTATTGTTCTGCTTTTGCTCTATTTTCTTTAGTGTATTCTTCTTGATACGCTGCTTGTGCTGCATCCATTTTATCTTTATTGGGGCCTGATAGTGCTGTTTGAGCTGCTGCTGAATTTCTTCTAGCGTTTATATAGAAATGTATTCCGTTAGGTTGGCTCTCTGAATATAAATCTTGAGGGAAATAACGTGTGGTGCCATCACCACCTACTACTCCTGATTTTCTAGATTCACGTTGAGCTGCTACTTGATCATAGAATTTATCAGTAGGTTTACCTTGTTCTACTTTTTTCTTCTGATCTATTTCGTATTCTTTCTTTACTTCATCAGCAGACTGGAACCAATCGCCTGGGTCCCACCATTGTTTTTCTGGACTTCCGTCAAACCATCCCACTATAAATACTCCTATAAGATTCTTTTTATTATTTATATGGTTTATGCAAAAGAAATATACAAAGGAAGGTTTATTCCAAGAAATCCTTTAAAATATCTAGGAGACCCTAGTAACATAGTGTATCGCTCTAGTTATGAATTAAAGTTTATGAATTGGTGTGATCTTAATGAATCAATAAAAGGTTGGGTATCAGAAGAAGTTTACATACCTTATCGTAATCCATTAGATAATAAAGTTCATAGATATCTTGTTGATTTCTATATAGAAGTAGACAACAAGAAGAGATATCTAGTAGAAGTAAAACCTGAAAGGTTTACAAAACCTCCAGCAACACAGAAGAGAAAAACTAAAAGATACTTACAAGAGGTTGCACAATACGGAGTAAATGAAGCCAAGTGGAAGTCTGCAAGAGACTTTTGTAAGAAACAAAATATGGAATTTATGATTATTACAGAGAAGGACTTGGGCATTTAGTTATAAATACTTACATGGCTGATAATACACCATTTGGAAATATTAACATAGAAGCTGGATCTACTGAAAGATCTGCTAGCTGGTATCAACGTCAAGTTAGAAGTTATGCTAGTCATCTTAATAGTCCAGCAGAGTTATATGATTCTGATTTAGGAAGATTTGAATCTAAATTAGAAGTAGGTCAAATGTATTTGTTTGAATACAAACCTAAACATGCTGATACGTTACCGTATTATGATAATTTTCCTTTAGTCGTAATAGCAGATGCTATACCAAATGGATTTAGTGGTGTTAATTTACATTACTTACGTCCTATGGCAAGAGCAGCATTATTAGATAAACTTATGCCTGCTTGGAGCGATGTTGGAGCTAAATCACAATTAGCATCTTCTTGGTCAACTCTAAGAAACTTTTCTAAGTTTCCAGAAGCAAGAGGAGCTACTAAGAAATATTTAGGCTCACAAGCTGGAAGACTATTTAAAATATCTCCAGCACATTGGAAGTCAGCTATATTTTTACCTGTTCAAATGTTTACGGGAGCAGGGTTACAGAAAATTTATAAAGACACAATGGAAAGACCAGAAAGAAAGAAACGTGGCTCAATTAATGTAGGAAGAGTATAATGCCAATAGAAAGACAAGAACAACAAAACTTCACAGTCTACGAGAAATTAGAAGATCTTCGAAATGTTTCAGGAGATCAAATTACGGGAACAAGTGGCGCTTCTTTTATGGCAAAAGCAAGGACTACAGAATTTGCTTTTACAGAAAGATTTGAAGTGTTATTTAGTTTTCCAGCTTCCTTAAAAGAAGAGTGGGATAAAATACAAAACAGCTCAGGCGAAACACCTAATGGACAATTATCAGATCTTCCTTTAGAAGCGACTTTATTGTGTGAAGAAATACAAATCCCAGGTATGACGCTGTCAAACAAAGAACAACAGGTTGGAAACTGGACTTTCTATAGAAATACAAATATGGGATTTTTAGGTAATGAAATAAACATTACCTTTTATACAGACGTTGAATGGAAGTTAAGAAGTCTGTTTGAAGCCTGGATGGCTCATTGTGTTAATCCTACTTCTAAACAAGTTGCTTTCCCAGACGATCAGTTTGGGCAAGTATGGATTAATCAACTAGGCAAAGATGGCAGAGTTACTGCCACATGGGAATTATCTGAGGTAACACCGAAGGTATTAAACTTGGTTCCTTTAGCAATGGGAGCCATAAGTGTCGCAAGAACAACATTAATTGTATCCAGTGCATATTGGGAATCTAAAGCAATAGATGTTAATGTTCATGGTGAAGGCGATACAGGAATGAATTTATAATAGGAGAAAATTATGGCACTACCAAAAATTGATACGCCAAGATTTAACGGAACAATTGCTTCTTCAGGTAATGAAGTTACATTTAGACCGTTTAAAGTTAAGGAAGAAAAAATCCTTATGATGGCGAGCGAGGGTGGCGAATATAAGGACATGGTTAATGCATGTGCTCAAATCGTCAGTAATTGCGTTGAAGAACTCAACGCTTATGAGCTACCAATATTTGACTTACAAGATTTGTTTATTCAAATTAGAAGTAAATCAGATGGAGCGTTAGCTAATTTTAAACTAACTTGTGGAAACTGTGAGAAGTCTATCCCTTATGAGATGGATCTAACAGAATTTAAAATAACTGGACTAGAAGATAGACCAGATAATGTTATACAAGTTTCAGAGGATATGGTAGTAAAACTACGTTATCCTAACGCTGCAATGGCATCTGTAATTGATGAATTAGATGATGCTGTATTAGTAGCAAAATGTATAGAGCATATTGTTGATGGAGAAGAAACAATTAATGTTGAAGAAGAACCAATTGAAGATGTTGTAGAGTTTGTAGAAGATCTTCCCATTGATACGTTTGATAAGATTAAAAAATTCTTTGAAAATATGCCGATGATGGAACACATTGTAGAATACAAGTGTCCAGAATGTGAGCATGAGAATAGGATTAGTATTAATGGTTACGAACATTTTTTCGGCTAACTCTTTCTCAGGAAAGTCTTGCGAATTACTACAAGACAAATTTCCTGTTGATGCAAGAACATCATTATTCTTTAACGGAACTAGAAGAAATGATGCCATGGGAAAGAGAGGTATATGTTTCAATGTTAATAGAACATCTTAATAAGAAGGCGGAAAAACAGAAGGCACAAAATAAATTTTAAGGTTAATTAAATGGCTATAGAAAAAGATTTAGAAAAGGCGTTACAAGATTTAGAGAAACTGCATAAGAAAATGCCAGATGCGGATCTTTCTACGTCTAAAGAAATTAAAAAGATAGAGACTTTAGTTGGGGAAATCGAAGAGAATGCTAAAGACGAACGTGATAATCTTCACAAAATGGCCAAACAAAATAACAACGCTAACAATGCACAGATTGCCAAGGAGATTTGGACTTATAGACAAGACCAAGCGATGGCAAAAGGACAGAAAAAACACTTTAGAGGAGCCAAAAAAATCTCGAA